GCCACTTCTAACTGTGCTCCAGATGCAAGGATGATTCTCTCATCGCCATTAGTCCTGCGGATGCCCTTCTTGATGTCTCCATCCTTCAGCTGCACTCTGAGAAAGTCGTTACGCTCGATGATGTCTGCCATGATGTTGAAAGACTTCATTGCCATAGCTCTGTTAGAGGACATGATTAGGATGTCCTTCTCACCGAAGCAGAATAAGCCTGCTAACGCACGCATTCTTGCAAGGTGGCTCTTTCCTGACTGCCTAGCAATCAACAACAGGCTTGTCTTACGGATGAACTGATCAGAACTGTCCACAGAGCATAAATCGTTCAAGATTATCTTCTGCCATTCGAGAAGTGGCTGACCTATGCGCTCTGCAAGCTCTGCAACCTCATCGCCTTTAGTTTTTCCCTTTAGCCACGGGCTGTGAAGGCGTGGTCTTAAATCCCCAACCAGCTTCTTGGGCTTTCTGGTTTTAGTTGTCATCGAATCGGATCAGGTCTGGACTTAAACGGACTGTCTTGGACTGGCTCGGACTGTGTCGGAGAGAGACAGTTTGAAAAGACAGGGGGGGTGAACCTCTTACCTAAAAAAACAGCCTGTGAGCGTGAACCTTTCGCGCTGTTGCACGACTGGCAAGCACTAACACAGTTCTCAGGATTGAAGGCTTGGTCAGGTGCGTGCTTGATACTGAGCACATGATCCACAGTAGTGGCATCACCTTGACAGTAGGCACAGGTATAGTTATCCCTAGCCAGTATCGTCAGGCGAAATGCTCGCCATCGTCTGCTGTCTCTAGGGTCATTGACTCGTCTAGTGTTAAGTGCCATTAGATCTCATCATAACAGTTGCCACATACCCACCATGCATAGACTTCTATTAGCTCTGACTCTGGAGTCTCGCTATCACATCGACTGCATTTAACAGTAGCTTCTAAATCTAATGCCAATTCTTTAACTTCCAATGCTCATAAGCCCTGCATGGTGTGGAGTATCTGTGCTCTATGTAGGACAAGCCCCATCGTACCTGTGAGTACCCGTCTTGGTCTTTAAGCCACTCACTCTTACCCTGAGGAATACCATAGTAAGATCCATTAGCAGCTTTAGGATTCCATGCACTCTCTTTACCATAGAGCTTAGTAAGACATGAATACTGCTTATAGTCATAATGTAATAGATGTAATGCATACTCTTTGTAAGTAACGAATTGCATTGGTTTAGATCCACCTGCTTCAGGCATGAAGCATAGAGCTATCCCAATAGCTACTAGCACCCCCCGAGCTATCCGCCTAAGCGGCTCGGGTTGAGCCTTTGAGAGGCTCTGCCTAGTGAGCGTACCATTGATGTCAAATCCATTTGTAAAAGTCCTGTTCAGACCGCGTGTCGTTCTCATGATTACCCCCTGTGGATAACTTCTGTGGATAACTATTTGTCCGTACTGTAGAAGCCCTTACCCTTAAATACTGCTGGAGTAGCTGCAATCAGCTTGACCATTGGCTCATTGCAATAGGTGCATGGGATTATTGGTCTATCGTGCCATCCGTGATAGATCTCTTGACTAAGATTGCATCGTGTGCATTTGTAGTCGTAGGCTGGCAAGTTAAGCACCTCTTTATCATGTAAGACCCACAGCCTGTGCAGCGGTCAATGTCTGCTTCTGTGGGTTCGCTAGTAATGTGACCATACTTTAGTTCGAGCAATGGTAAGAGATCCTCTAGACGGATGATGGCGGCATACTCACGCGCATCTTCACCTTGTCCGTTGAGTCTAATAACTCCGAAGCCTAATTCCCCCGAAATGGCTGTCCGAGCTTTCAGTTGTTTTAAGTAAGCTAGAGGTTGAAATCCAGCGCGGGCTTTGACTTCAACATCGAACGGAACATTAACAACATCCTTACCATTACCCCTTCCCACACATGCGCCTTGCCAGACAGTCGATAGGTACTGTGCAACAACACGCTCTGTGCGGAAACCTCTATGTTTCCTTGCTTGACTAGCCATGCGCCATGTAGCCCATAGCAACACCACCAATAAAGATGCAGAGCACCAAGAAAATCAGCAGCTTCTCTGAGTCATCCATTGACAGCCTTGCACTTACCGCATTGCCATGTGACAACGCCATTGACTGAGTCACTTGAAATGTCCTCTAAGTCTCTGATTGCAACTGGCTCATTGCACAGCTGACATGGCACGAAGGCTGACATGAGATCAACCCACTCACCATTGATCTTAATTCCGATGTTGCCCATTACACTCTCGCCTTCTGTGGTTGCCACTTACCATCTGATCCGAGCTGATACCAGACAGGCGGACAATCAGATTTAACTCCACCTGCGTTCATTTGATTGCATTGATAACCGCCCCATGCACGCCCATTCTTTTCACCTTCACGCCATCGCATGTGTCCATGCTTGCATTGTGGTGCTTCCTGTGCTTCTGGAGTGCCAAGAATGTCTTGCACTAGGTCAAGTGCCTTCTCTAAGGTCACGGGTGCATCGACTACTCCATTGTACTGTCCAACAGGTGTAGTCCAATAGTCCTGATCATCTGGCTTGACTTCTTGAACAGGTGGCTTAACTGGCTTAGCAGCTACTACCTTGCTCATTTCTTCTCGGCTTGGTCTCTTTCCTTTAGGCGCATAACCTGCATTTGCAAGTGCTCTGCCGATTGCCGAAGTCTCGCAATTCTCCAACGCTGAAGTCTGATTAACGCCTCGGCTAGTAACTGTTTCCTCAGCGTACCCTGTTGCCCATGCAACGCTATCTTCAGCATTCTTAAATAGATACGCCTTAACAATGTATCGAGTAGCCTCGACAACTTCCAACTCAGTTGAAATGCGGAACGCTGGATAGTCCTTAATAAACTTTTCAAGTCTCACCTCTACTGGCTCGTAATCGGCTAAATTAAACATAAAGATCATTTTCCTCTGTAGCTAGTTGCCCTGCGAGTGCGCCATAACTGCAGAGATCGACCCAGTTGTCGATGTGTTGGGCTGATTGATTAGTCCGTGCAAGTTTAACGAGCACCATGATCCCTGCCACCTGATAGTCGTGAATCGGTGTTTGTAGGTATGCTGAGAGCAGCATTGCGGTGTGTTGCAGGTTATCCGCAGGGTGACCATACGATAAGCCACGATCACGGATCGTATCGGTGGCTGTGAGAAGGATTTCATTGGCTTTCATTCCTGCCCCTTGATGCTACGCCCACGATGGTAACCATCTCGAACGCCCTTGTCATAGCTTCTACGCTGAACATCAAAGATTGTGATGGCAAAGCCAATCAACATCCCAATGATGCAGATCAATAACAGCTTGTCTGTGTTTGACATCTTATACCTAACTGCCCCAATGCCC